ATAAAGTGGGAATATATTCAAATGATGATATTATTGTGAGTGGTTCTAATGATGTAAATATTTTTGGTAAAAATAATATAAGTATTACAAATAATTCAGGTGATGGAGACATTAGAATTGGAAATGCAAAAGCTCAAGATTTAACGATAGTTTCTCAAAGACAGCGTATTATTTCTTTAAGAAAGACAGTAATTAATTCATCAAACGGGGAAATAGAAATCGGTCTTGGCCGAAGAGATAACCCCCTACCACCCGCAGTTTTAGGAAATAAGGATTTTATAAAGATAATGGATTTAATTTTATCTACAAATATAAGTAGTAAAAGTGTAGAGTTGGCTACGGAAGCTGCACAACCAACACCTAATCCAATTACGATAGAGTCTCTAACTAACGAGATAGAAGATTTAAAAAAAATAAAAGATGAAAGAACATACTTAAGTAAAAAAGTAAGTATTGAATAGGAGTTAAAAATGAACAAAAACAAATTAAGAAATATTATTGAATTAGTTGTTCGCAAAGAAGTCAAAAAACAACTGAGTGAGATATTTATTAATGAAGAAAAAGAAATCAAATTAGCAGAAACGATTTCTACATCTAAACCTAAAAAGGTTATCAATAAACCTAAAAAACAATACACAAAAGACAAAGCGTTGAACGAGGTATTGAACAATACTAAACCATTAGGAACACCAATGGAAGATGAATATCCAACATTGGGCGGTGGTGTATTAGGAAGTGATAATATGGCAGAAGTACTAGGATACGGAGATTTAGGTAGAGGTCAAAATAAAGAAAAAGCACGAGAAATGGCAGCAGTTGATACAATCAAGAAAGCAGGTGTTTCAGTAGACCAAGTTCCTGAAGATGTTCAAAACGCACTAACTCGTGATTATTCTGGTTTGATGAAAGCAATGGATAAAAAGAAAAAAGGCGAAAGTGGGTTTAGACCATAATGGCAAGAAGTGTAAGAGAAATAGATAGAAATGACGACAAGTATGTTGGAATAAGATTTCCATTGGGATATAGTCCTGAAGGTTTTTTTTATAAAACAAAAACCGTATTAGAACAATCAAAAGCAAATCTTAGAAACTTATTGTTGACCACACCAGGTGAAAGAATATTTCAACCTGACTTCGGTTGTAATTTAAAAAATCTTGTTTTTGAACAAAGAGTAAATTTAGATGAGGAAATTAATTCTACTATTAGAGTATCTACTGAAAAGTTTTTACCTTATATTAATATAAACAATGTATTTACTATACAAGAACAAAATCAAGTCAATATACAAGTGGAGTTTTCAGTTTCGTTGAACCCACAAGATATCGAAATATTAAATTTTGACTTTAGAATTGGAGAGCAATAATGGCCGACTACGCAACAAACAAAAGAGCAATAAAAAAAGAAGTAAATTATATTGGTAGAGATTTTGCCGATATAAGAGAAAATTTAATTGAGTTTGCGAAAACTTATTTCCCAAATCAATACAATGATTTCAATGAAGCATCACCAGGTATGATGTTTGTTGAAATGGCTGCTTATGTTGGTGATGTGTTGAATTACTATGTTGATAATCAATTTAGAGAAACACTTTTACAATTTTCAGAAGAAAGAAAAAATGTTTTATCAATAGCACAATCATATGGGTATAAACCAAGATTAGCAACACCTGCTATGGTAGAATTAACTTTTAGTATTGATGTTCCGGCAAAGTCAGATGGAGACGATGGATTTATTCCTGATTTAGATTTTGCAGGAAAAATTCAATCAAACTCTACCGTATTATCAAACAACGGAACGGAGTTTACTATATTAGATGATGTTGATTTCAAAGTGTCAAGTTCATTAGATACTATGGAAATAACAATGTTACAACCTTCATCAGGAACAGACCCTACTAATTTTAGACTTACTAAAAAAGGTATGGCTCAATCTGGGGTTAGAGAGGAAGAAGAATTTGCTTTCACTAACGCAATTGAATTTGATAAATTAGTTTTGTCAAAGGAAAAAGTTACATCAATCGTAGATGTAAGAGATAGTCAAGACAACAAATACTATGAGGTCCCATTTTTAGCACAAGACACAGTATTTGAAGATGAAGAGAATTCAACTCTTAATGACCCTGAATTAGCAGAGTTTAAAAATGATACACCTTATTTGTTAAAACTTATCAAGACTGCTAGAAGATTTACAACAAGAGTTCGTAGTGATAATAAAATGGAATTACTATTTGGCTCCGGGGTTAGTGATAACGCTGATGAGGAACTAATTCCAAATCCAGATAATGTTGGTTCCAGATTAGGTTTTGGTGTGTCAAGGTTAGATGATTCGATTGACCCAAGTAATTTTTTAAAAACAAGAACATTTGGATTAGCACCAAGTAATACAACACTTACCGTAACTTACAATTATGGTGGAGCAGTAGAACATAATGTTCCTACAAATACTATTCAATCATTTAATAGATTAACTTATACGAATTCAACAACGGGTTTAAATCTTACCACATTAGCAGAAGTAGAAGATAGTCTTGTGGTAAATAATGAAGAACCTGCGTCAGGTGGTGCTTCAATAGAAACCATTACAGAAATAAAAGAAAATGCAGCAGCTTACTTCAATGCACAAAATAGAGCGGTAACAAAAGCAGATTATATAACAAGAGTTTATTCATTACCACATAAATACGGAAATGTAGCAAAAGCATATATCGTTCAAGATGAACAATTAGAAGCGGTTGGACAATTACAAGTTATTGACGGAGAAGTTGTTGATACCAGGGGAACGGAAGAAGTTCTTAACCCACTCGCATTGAATATGTATTTATTAGGTTATGATTCAAATAAAAATTTAACTAGATTAAATAGAGCAGTAAAACAAAACATTAAAACATATCTTTCACAATACAGAATATTAACAGATGCTATAAATATCAAAGACGGATATGTTATTAATATTTGTGTAAAGTATGATATTATCACAAAACGAGGATACAATAAAAATGATGTTTTACTTAGAACACTACAAAAAGTAAAAGAGTTTTTCCAAATTGAAAAATGGCAAATAAATCAACCAATTGTATTGAGTGATTTAGCATACCAAATTTCTACTTGTGAGGGAGTGGTATCATTAGTTCCACCACAAACTAACAATCCAAACAATGATTTAATTTTAATTGAAAACAAACATTTGGTTGCAGATGGATATAGTGGTAATGTGTACGATATAAATTCTGCAAGTAAAAATGGAATTATATATACTTCATTAGACCCAAGTATATTTGAACTTAAATTCCCTGATAGTGATATCGAGGGAAGAGTAGTAGGAGATAGATAATGCATTATTTTGAATTCGGTAAAAGAGACACAACACTTTATTCAGGTGGTACAACCGCATCAAGAAATACAGGTTTAGATGAAATATTAGAAATAAATAAAGTTGTAAACAATAATGGTACGGTAGCAAATGTATCAAGAATATTGATTGACTTTGATTTAACATATATTTCACAATCAATACAAGACGGAAAAATACCTTCTACTGCAAAATATTATTTAAATTTATATGACGCAACATCAGAAGAAGTTGAAGCAGAACAACCACTACACATTTATATGGTTAGTGGTAGTTGGAAACAAGGAACAGGAAAACTTGACCACGACCCCGTAACAGATGATG